AATTTCTATCAATTACGTGACAGATATACATACGAACTTACATGTGAACCATTTGAGTATGAGGACGAGATTATTGATACTGGTGTCACTGGTGTTGATGATGACTTCAAAGATGAAGGTTACAATGTAACCATGATACTTGGTGATAAAGGTACAAGAGCAACTGCAACAGCCACAATAGGAAATGGTGGTATATACAAAATTGATTTGATTAGTGGTGGAGCTGGATACACAAATGCACCTACTATTATTATAGAACCACCTGATAGTGGAACTCAAGCGACTGCAGTTGCAATAACATCTACGTCAGGATCAAGACTTAATACCTCTTTGAGAATATCGAGAGTTCAGATAACAAATCCTGGTGCAGGTTATACGCAGATACCAAATGTTCAATTTATACCTGAAGATGGAAACGGAATAGGTGCACAGGGTATTGCAGGTCTTGGTACAAGTGGTGTAATTACAGGTATTACTATAACTAATCAAGGTGATGGTTATGTCAATGCTCCATTGGTGACAATCAGCGACCCTGCAGCAGGTGGAGAGGTCGGTGTGCTCACATCTCGTATCAATACCACAACTAATAAGGTTACGAATATTGACATACTAAATGCAGGTCATGGATATACATCCGCACCTACTATAACCATAGGTGCTGCTAGCTCAATGGGAAGTGGTACATTCAAGTATGGTGAGATTATAACTGGAGAGTCGTCACTCACAACAGCATTTGTGACAAAATGGGATACTTCAACCAATACATTGCTTGCTAGAAATCTCACTGGAGACTTTGCAGTAGGTGAAAATATAGTAAATGTTGGATTTGGTACTGCTAAGTATTCGCTAGATAGTATCAACTATGATGATGACGATGCCTACAACTCAGGTGATGAGATAGAAACTCGGTCTGATAGTAGCATCTTAGACTTCACAGAAAGAAACCCATTTGGGGAGGTATAATGGTAGGTAATTATTTCTACAATGAAACAATAAGAAAGACTGTAATAGCTTTCGGAACATTGTTCAACAATATCAAAATTAAAAAATTTGCCAATGATGGAAAGGCAATTAGTCAAATAAAAGTACCTATTGCATACGGACCTATGCAAAGGTTTCTTGCGAGAATTGAACAACAGTCAAACTTTGATGATAACGTTGCTATCACGCTACCTAGAATATCATTTGAATTGACATCATATTCTTATGATCCCACTCGCAAAGCATCTCCCATCACTAAATTTACTGGAAAAGGATCAGATAAACTCAAGCATAAAAAAATATTTTTACCAGTTCCATATGAAATAGGTTTTAGATTGAGTTTTGCATGCAAATTGCAAGATGATGCTCTACAAATTATAGAACAAATATTACCATTTTTTCAACCATCATATAATGTTACTGTCAATATGTTAGAGGGTGTGGAGGAGAAAAGAGATATACCATTTACACTTGCAAACGTATCATTTTCTGATGAGTATGAAGGTGATTTTTCTACCAGAAGATTTATACAATATGATTTAGATTTTGTTGCTAAAACATATTTCTATCAGCAGGTTCCAACAGACGAATCTGGTGTTATCAAAAAAGTTCAAGTGGATTACTCTACTGCTATCAGAGCACCAAGAGCACAAAGATATACAGTTGTACCACAAGCAGTCAAGGATTACAATGATGATACAGCAACCACTATTACTGCAGAGGTAAACACAAAACAAACTCTCGTATCAGTGTCATCTGCTGCTTCCTTATCCTCCAATACTTACATACAAATTGATCAAGAGGTTATGCGAATTAGAGAGATCAATGGCACTAATTTAGTTGTGACTAGAGCACAGTTCGGATCTAAAATAGCAGAGCATTATGCAGGTGCCACAATCAATCAGGTAGACGCAGTGGACAGGGATCTTATTGAGGTAGGAGATGAGTTTGGTTTTACAGAATCAAGGTCATTCTTCGATGATGATGGACTAGAATATAGTACAGTACAAGGCACTGATATCTAAATAATTAAAAAATACCCCGAATCCTCCGAATATTTGCCCTGTAATTATTTGGAAAAAGTATGTCAAACTCTTATGATGCTATTGATAAAGCACTAGATGTGAAGTCTGAAATCGTTCGTGAAAAAAAGAGAATATCTAAAAGATCTAGTGAGCAAGATGATCCTACCAAGGATTATGAGTACAGTCGTGCACAATTATATGATCTCGTTGAAAAGGGGCAAGAAGCAGTGAATGGTATACTTGATGTATGTCAAGACTCACAACATCCTAGAGCATATGAAGTTGCAGGTCAGTTGATAAAACATGTTGCTGACACTACAGATAAATTGGTAGATCTTCAAAGGAAAATGAAAGATCTTGAAGAGGACAAAGGTCCTAAATCAGTTACTAATAATGCTATGTTCGTGGGCAGTACATCCGACCTACAAAAAATGCTAAAAGACATGTCTAAACAATCTAAATAGAACATGGAAAAGTTAAACAGTGCTATCAAACGCATACAGAATAAGGGCAAAAAATCTGTTGACCCTAAGAAAAACCATATGATTGATGAGGCAGCACCCCTCGCTGCTTTAGCGAAAGGTGCAGCGATGGTTGGTAAAGCAGCAATGAAAGGTGCTGCAGCAGCAGTAAAAGGTGGTGCTAAAGCAGCAGGTACAGCAGCAAAAGCAGGTGCGAAAGGTGCAAAGGCAGCAGCAAAAACTGGTGCAAAAGCAGCAAAGACTGGTGCAAAAACAGCATCAAAGACAAACAAACCTGTAGCAAGAAAACTTACCACACGTAGAAACGTAAAGAATCCTAAGTATAGAAATCCAGATGGATCATTCAATAAAAAATTGTATGATCAAGATGGCAATAAAAAGACACAAGGTTATATGTCTACAATGGACGGACCTACTGATAGTAGAAAAGATACTACTTCTGGTTCGATGAGACAGATGAAAAAAGTAGATGATGCTGAGAACAGAGATAAGAAAGAAAGGGATAATAAAGTAAAAGATACAGCACAAAATCTCAAAAAGAAAACGGGTGATACTGTAAAGAAAACTGCGAAAAAAACTGGTGAGTACGCTAAAAAATCTATCAGTGCAACCAGTAAAGCATTTGGTACTTCATCATTTGCAACGGAAAGAATAACGTTTAAGGATTATCTAAACAAATTATGATTCTATGAGTGACATTTATCTTGGTAATCCGAATCTAAAAAAAGCAAATACACAACAATCATTCACTGAGGAACATGTAAAGGAATTCCTCAAGTGTAAAGCAGACCCAGTATACTTCACAGAGAAGCACATAAGAATAGTGAACGTGGATGAGGGTCTTGTTCCATTTAGTATGTACAAGTTTCAAAAGAAACTTATAAAAAATTTTCATAGGCATAGGTTTAATATCTGCAAAATGCCACGACAGACTGGAAAGTCTACAACTGTGGTATCATATCTTCTCCATTACGCAATCTTCAACGATAATGTCAACATCGGAATACTCGCTAATAAAGCAGCGACTGCTAGAGATCTCCTCGGACGATTACAACTGGCGTATGAAAACCTGCCGAGGTGGATGCAACAAGGAATTGTTGCGTGGAATAAGGGTTCTATGGAACTCGAAAACGGATCAAAAATAATAGCAGCATCTACTTCTGCATCAGCAGTTCGAGGTATGTCATTCAACATCATCTTCCTTGATGAGTTTGCATTCGTGCAGAACCATCTTGCAGATGATTTCTTTGCGTCTGTGTATCCTACTATATCTTCTGGTAAATCTACCAAGGTTATAATAGTATCCACACCACATGGTATGAATCACTTCTACCGAATGTGGCATGATGCGGAGCGTGGTCAGAACGAGTATTGTCCCACGGAAGTGCACTGGTCTGAAGTACCAGGTAGAGATTCCAAGTGGAAAGCACAGACAATCAAGAACACAAGCAAGCAACAATTTGCTATTGAATTCGAGTGTGAGTTCTTAGGATCAGTTGATACTCTCATCAATGCAGCAAAACTCAAGGCACTGGTATATGAACAACCGATAGAACAGAACGGTAAACTCTCTGTTTATGAGAGACCATGGGATAAACGTGATTATATTGTGACGGTTGATGTGGCAAGAGGTATATCAAAAGACTATAGTGCATTTATCGTAGCTGACATTACAGAGTTTCCTTATAAGATTGTTGCTACGTATAGAGATAATGAAGTCAAACCTATGTTGTTCCCATCTATCATATATGATGTAGCAAAAGCATATAACAACGCATACGTTTTATGTGAGGTAAATGATATAGGTGATCAAGTAGCATCTATATTATTCTATGACTTAGAGTATGAGAATTTACTTATGGTAGCTATGAGAGGTAGAGCAGGTCAGATAGTTGGATCAGGATTCTCTGGTGTCAAAACACAGTTAGGTGTCAAGATGAGTACAACCACAAAGAAGGTTGGTTGTTCTAACTTGAAAACACTGATAGAGGAGGACAAACTTATATTCTGTGACTACAATATAATATCTGAACTGACTACGTTCATACAGAAGAAGCAATCTTTTGAGGCAGAGGAAGGTTGTAATGATGACCTTGCTATGTGTCTTGTTATATTCTCATGGTTGGTGGCACAGGAGTACTTCAAAGAGATGACAGATCAAGATGTAAGAAAACGTATATACGAAGAACAAAAGAATGCCATAGAACAAGACATGGCACCATTTGGTTTTGTGAGTGATGGTTTATGGGATGAAGAAGATACTATTGACAGTGACGGTGAGAGATGGAAGAAGGCAGATGAGTATGGTGATAGATCATACATGTGGGAGTATAATGGATGAAACCTAGATGCCTTGAGGATAAGTTTTTAGGTTGGAGTGCAACAGGTGAGTTGCTTCCTTGTTGTTGGTATGATAATCCAAACAAAGAATACATCAAAGACTTGTTAGATGAAAAGTTTAGAATTTCATATGATAATACAGTTGAAGACGTATTGAATTCTAAAGAATGGAAAGATTTTTTTGATAGGGTAAAGAATGATCCAGATTCATTACCACCAGTTTGTCATAGGTATTGTGGATAAATTTTATGGAATAAATTTAGACATTACGTATATTTGTTCTTTGAAATGTGCAGGTTGTGCAAGACAAAGATATACTGATGGTCTAAATGGATTTGAAAATCATGTGACAGGAGGACCTGTACCAGGTAAGCACATGTCTATGGAAGAGATGGATGTGGTGAGTGATTACTTTCAGGGTATTACTTTTTGTGGCACACATTCCGATCCTCAGTTTCACCCACAGTTTCATGAATTTCTACAGATGTGTGTGGATAAGAAAAGAACCATACAAGTTCATGTAGCAGCGACTGCAAGAAAAAGTTCATGGTTTACAAAAGCATTTCAAATATCAAAGGGACATGATGTGGAGTGGGTCTTTGGTATTGATGGTAAACCAGAAGACAGTCACATATACAGAAAAAATCAAGACGGTAAATTCTTATATAACATGATGATAAGGTGTGCATCTATGGGTATCAAAACAACTTGGCACTACATCATGTTTAATTACAATGAGCACTATATTGAAGAGTGTGTAAAAGATGCAGAGAAAAGAAATATAAATTTTGTCAAAATTGAATCATGTAGATGGTGGACAGAAGACTTATTACAATTAAAACCTAACACATCATACGTAGATGAGGATAAGTTAGGCAAAAAAAGAAGCGTAAGTATTGTCAATAACCAGTCAAGATTGATATAGTCGCATGGGAGTATCGGTGAAACCTAAATTATTGTTGAGTGCTGGTTTATCTGCCTCAGGATCAACCTCTTTATATTATACTATATGGAATAATAAGTATGCACATGGAGGATTAGTCAAGGAAAGTAATTATCTTTATAGAATTCAAT